TTTTAGTTCCTTCTTCTTTACCATATTTCAAAAAACAACTATACTTAGTTATAGAAGTTTTACTTTTCAAGTTTAAAATTCTTTTTAATCTTTGAAATATATGCTTTATATTATTTTCTTTTAGATCACGAAAATTTCTTTTAAAAGTTAAAAAAGAAATTTTATTTTCATTATTACACAAAGAATATATTTCTTCGAGTATTTTTAAATCATCAATACAATATTTAAATGGTTTTTTAATTTTCTATCCTTAATACTTTATCTGTTTTTAATACTTCTGAAGGTTTAACTGAAATAAGTTCATTATTTCTTAATACCATTAAAGAATGATCTTCTGTTATTATTATTTCTCTGTCTGAGGTTTTTATTTTAAAGAATCTTTTCTTTACTTTATGTTTCATAATATATGTAACTTTTTTATTCTGTATTTCTAAAGAATTATTAACTGACAATGATTCACATTCATTTAATTTTTTAATAAAATTATTTTCTGATTTTTCTATAATTTCACCATCTAGAGTATCAAAAAATTCCGAAATTTTACCTTTTTTGTTATTTATTTCTATTATTGTATCTCCTACCACACTATCAGTATCAGAGTAGATCCAATAAGGTTTTTCAGATTTTGCTAAATCATGGAGATATTTATCCACATTACTTCCTGTTAAGTTTATGAAAAATCTACCATTTCCGGTAATACTTCGTGCCATATCTTGATTAAACATAGGAAAAAATTTATTGGCGAGTGCGCCGAACAAGCTATTGATAGCGTTTTTTAAAGCTTTTTGAAGAACTTTTTTTTCATCAGCTTTCTTAGTATTTTCTTTATAAAGAGAAATTAATTCTTCAGTATTCATTTCACTATAGTTCAAATATTCTCCTTTTTATTTTTATTATAAACATTTGTTCTTATAATTTATCGATATCAACGTTTCTGCTTAACAGAATTTCTTTTATCTTCTCCGCTTCACCTTGATATTTCAACATTTCTTTTTTGGCATTTTTTCTGTTTTCATATATTTTTATAACTGTTCTTGGAATTATACCTTTTTTACTTCTATCAAAAAATGCGCCAACAATACTTCCACAAAGATTATATTTTTTCAATAATTTTGTATATTCTTTAAATATTTCTGGGTGTTCTCTATAAAGTTTTAGAACTCTTTCTTCATCTTCATCATATAGATATTTGTCTTTAAATTCTTTTAATTCTTTAGGAATTTTATGTTCTGGTATATAAGTATCAGGTGATAAATTAAAAGAATACATACCTAATAAGGGATACATTGAGTTAACGTCAAGTGAAAATCCATAATCTATTTTTTGAAGATAAGGATCTTTAACAAATCCACCTTTTACTTGAATTTGAACATCTCTTTGATCTGGATCTAAATCTGGTATAACTTGATTTTCTTTTAATGCAATATTTGCTAATCCTTGACTCCAAGGTTTTGTTGTTCCCATTGCGTCATCATAATTTACTCCCATTAATGATGAAACATTTATTAAAAGATCAGTGAGTTTTAATTTTTCATCCAATTTATATAATAGATATGTATCTATTATACCATAATGAATAAACCAATCTTTTGTTATTTTTTTAAAAGAAATTGTATCATTCTTAGAATAAGCTTCATACAGATATTTTTCAAAATCATTATCTATTTTTTCTGGATCTTCTGGTGGTATATATGTTTCACCTGTTCTAAATCCATCAAATGTTCTAAAACAATTATGTGGCACTTTTCCATAATTTAATTCTTTTTTTGCAAGATAATCCAATGAATAAGACTCTCGAGGTTCAAAAACAAATCTTTTATACAAATCTATAAAATCAACAAAAAACATACCAGGAGAAATAAGTTCCCAATATCCGTTTCTATTTTTTTGAAGTTTTGACTCAAAATTCCAACAATTTAATTTATTAAGAATTCCATAAGGTTTACTTCTATGATACAGATAAAGAAAGTCAAAGTTTCTTCCATTATGAGCATACACTATCAAAGGTTTTAATTGTTTCATAAGACGATCAAACATTTCTAACAAATGAGCTTCACTATCACATTTTAGATATTTAACTTTAAAATCATAGGTTTTATTATTAAACGTGTAAAACGAAGTACCAGGATCTTCACAAACTTCGAAATCTTCTAATCCTAATATAATATTAGTTTTTAGAATACTATCGAAAATCTGAATTAGAACTATTTCTTCAAGTGCAGCTTCTGCGTTAATTGGTCTTTTTGCTGTTGTCTCAATATCTAAATACCAAACTCTTGGATTTCTGTTATATCTTGAATCTTCAAAATCCCAATATTCATCTCTAATATGAGAATACATAGGTCTAGAACTTCCATATTTTTTACAAGTTAAATTTCTACTATCTTTAACTCTCTTGAGTTTTATATTATTATCGAGAATAAACCTATAGTTTCCATTAGGATCTTCTATAAATGTTTCAGAACTTTTTGTTATTCTTTTAATATATGAATTACCATTAAGATTATATCTTTCATATGAATTATATTGTTCTGGACTATCTTTTACTCCGGTAAACGTGCATTCTAAAAGTTTCATATTTCTCCTTTATGTTTTATTATATTCTAAAAATCTTTCTTGAAAGTCTTTTGTTTAAAAGTCTTTGGTTAATAAAAGAGCAATCTTATTATATACATTATTTTCATATTTTGCAAACGCACTTCCATAAAATCTCATTAACATAGACTCAGTGATATTTTTTGCTTGTGGTAATTTTTCATAATTTCTATAAACATCTAAAATATAACAAATTGCTTCAATATTATTCTCTATTTCAAATAAATCCTGTCTTGAATATGCTATTTTATTATTTTTGAGATCTTCTTTCCAAAACTCCCAAACAATTCCACCTAATCCAACCGCTTGAATATGTTTCTTTAAAGATGGTATATATGTTCTTTTATGTTCCAAATAAGGTCTAAATGAACTTTCTGTTTCTATAATTGCATATACTAAAACTGGATTTATGTTATATTTTTCAGAGAATTTAAAGATATTATCAATTATTTTCTTCTTCTGAGTATCAGAAATATTCTCAAAATTGTTGATACTATTTTTCATAGTTTTTGAAAAATAATCATCTATACTTTCTTTATTATCTAGATCATTTTTAAGAGATTTGATTATTTTAACTTGTTCTTCAATTCTTTTATCATATTCTAAGAATTGTTCTTGATTAAATTTTATAATATTTTCGAGTGAAGATATTTTTTCTTTATTTCTCGAATCATAAACATTGAAAAATACTACTATAACAAGTCCTATGATTATTCCAAATAAAAATTCAAAACTTAATAAAGTATTTAAAAATTCATAAAAAGATGAGACTTTTAATTTTCTGTTAGATTTTGTGAGTTTTGTTTTTTTGATTTTTGAATTATTCAAACTTAAATCATCTGATTTTACTGAAATGTTTCTAATATCTTTCATTTTGTTCCTTTTGTTTTTATTATATCATAAAAAGATAAATTTTAGATAAAAAGATAAATAATATATATTAATCATCTGAATACAGATATAATATTTATTTTGCAAAATAAAAGGAAAATTGATGAGTAATAGAATCAATAAGATTAAAAGTACTCTTTCTAAAGGATCTGCAGCAAGATCTTCTAAATATGTGGTTTATTTTTCACTACCACCAGAAGTAACAAAAAGTGCAACTTTAGAAGAGATGAGTTTTATGTGTAAATCTGCAACCTTTCCAAGTGTTACTATCGGTCAGATAGAATTTTGGAATCAAGGCCGTAAGTTACCAATTCCCGGAGATACTTCTTATGAAACATTGTGGACTGTAACATTTTATAATGATGCTAATCATAGTATAAGAAGAACATTTTTGGCGTGGCAAGCTGGTATAGACAATTTTCAGAACAACACACACTCAGGTAATCCGGGTGGATTATTTGTAGATATGAAAGTTTGTCAAATAGACTCTCTAGAGAAAGAAACAGCAGTTTATACATTTCATAATGTTTGGGTTCAAAGTGTTGGCGAAATTTCAGTGTCAGCTGATAGTATTGATCAAGTTCAAGAGTTTGACATCACGTTTTCATTTAGCGATTTCGTAGTTGGCGAAACAGAGTATAATACCCCAGAAAAATTAATTAATGTAGCTTCAACAAATGTTATAGCCCCAAATCAATAATTAAATATACTAAGAGACAGTTTTTCTGTCTCTTCTTTAAAGATATTCATTAGATATAACTTTTATAATCTCCGATCCATCTGAACTTTTTAAAACAAATCCTTCTAATTTTTTACCACATTTTTCCTGAACTTCTGTTAAAAGTTTATTAACAAAATCATTTAAATTTTCAGAATATTCTGATGGTTTTTGTAATTGATATTTACAATCAACTATTTCAATATGTTTATCAAACAGATTTAAATCTTTTAATACTTTATATCTTTCTTCTTGTGGTAAATAACATTGATTATCTATATCCCAAATATTGAATATTTTCAATGTATTTTTATTAACATTATGAGGATTATTTTGAATTTTAGGTCCTATAATTTCACCTTGAATAGCAATATTTCTTTTATAATCATTTAATTCTTTTAACATTTGATCTGTGTATAAATTAGAAACCTGTGGTTTTAATTCTAAATTTCTCGAACAAACACCTACAGTTCCATTATAGTAATAATTTGTAAAAGAAGTGCCATCATTTTTCAAAGTGATCTCGAATTTTTTATCTTTAATTCTATTGTAATCTTCATCTGTTAAATTTTGTATTCTAATACAATCCGTTTTTCTAATAAATCCAGGAAATGATGATTTTGTTTCTAGATTATTAGAACTAATCGGAATTTCATATTTTAAAACATTAAATTTCTCAGTTAAATCTGTTCCTAATTCTGCATTTACAATATTAGGTATAACAAATCCTTGAGAAAATTGTCCTTTCATCTTTATTGTTTTTATCAAAATTCCTTCTTTATTATCAAATGTTTTAGTGCATTTTGCTTTTAATGGTTCTAAAAATTTTTCTAATATATCTTGAAAAGGAATGAATGAATCGATCTCGAAATATATAACATTTTCATCAATTTTATGAATTCCTTTTGGTATTATAACTTTCCAACCACCAAATTGGGCTAATTCTATTCTATCTGCACCTTCTATTGGTAAAATATTATCTATTTTCTTTACAGAAACTAATTTTCTTATGTAATCCATTTATTCTCCTTTTGTTTTTATATGTATATTATAACATAAAAAGTTTAAAGTTTGTTTAAACTTTGGGTAAAGTTTTATTAATTTCTCTAGATTTCTGATATTTTTTAAATATTTAATACCAGAAAGTTAAAGTTTGTTTAAATTTTTATTGTATATAAATTTTAAATTTCCACAATCATAAATTCTTCTATAATTGTTATTGAACATATTTTCTGATTCAGAAAGATTTTCATCATATATTTCTAATATATCTTTTAACTTATGTTTTTGAAACATAACTCTGGAATATAATATAAATTCATTTGGTTTAAAATAAAAATAATTAGGAGATGTTTTTTCTAAAAAAGTAAATCCAAGTATTTTATATATCTCGCCATTTGAAAATCTTCTATTTGCGTAAGTAATTACTGAATTTGGATTATATTTTGTAACAAAATATTTCCAAAGTTTAGTAGCACCACCTATAACAGAAGTATTTCTTTTAGAACAAAATCTAATTAATTCATATTCATAATTCTTATTAAAACGGGGTTTAGAGAAAGTCATTAATGAAACTAATTCATTATTATAAAACAATCCTACATTAATTTTTGCCCGGCAAAAACCTTGTAAATGATTTTCATTAAGAAATTCTATAGTATCTTGAGAATTTAACTCTTTTATAATGCACTTACGTGCATATATTTTTTCATTTAAGTTTAACTTATTATTAATCATACTTAACCATAAATCTAAATCTTCTCCTTCAAAGATATGTAATAATTGTATATTATTTTCCAAACAGAGTTCAGTTTTTTGTAAGTGATAATTATTGTCTTTATTTTTAAACATATTATGTTCTGAATTTCCTTCTGAATGATACATTAATCCATCATATTCAATAGCCAAATTATAATCGGGGATATAGATATCTAATTCTTTTTCCAAGTGTCTATCATTAAAGATTTTATTTTCTACATTTATAGAGTCATATATAAATTGTTGAGTTTTTAAATGACTAGATTTATTTAATTCAGTAATATTAAATTTTTCTTTATAAACAACAGCAGCACTATAACTAAAATTAAAATATAAAGAGCACTCTTCTACTAAAAATCTCTCATCTTTAATAAAGGTGTTTCTAAAAAATTCTTCATTTAAATCCTCTAAATTTTTAAAATGTTTCTGATTGAAATTCTCTACACCATATTTCTCTAATGAAGTTTGTTTTACTTTTTCTTTATATTCATCTGTCTTTGAATAATTATCAACTCCATATTTTTCTAAACAGGTATCTTTAGATTTTTCTTTATACTCTGACGTTTGTGTGAAACATTCAACACCGTATTTTTCTAGATTAGTGTTTTTGATTTTTTCTTTTACTTCTTCTAATTGAAAAACATTTGCAACTCCGTATTTCTCTTTCACGGTTTTTTTGATATTTTCATAATTGTAATTATGATCTACGTGTTCTAAATTCATACAATTTGTAACGCCGTAGCGTTGGAAGGTGGTGTCTTTAACTTTTTGTTTAACTTTATCGTCTTTCATAGGAGTATTACCTCCATATTTTTCATTAAAAGTTTTCTTTACTTTGTCCTGAGTTTCTTTTAAAGAAAAAGCTGTTTTATATCCATATCTTTCTATATTTGTTTGAATTCTTTTTTCATTTCTTTGCTTTATTATTTCTTTAGATGTAGGTAAAACTTTTAAAGTTCGTGTTAATTCACGTAATTTTAAATCTTTTATGTATAATGAATCGTCATAATCTACTTCAAAAAATTCACAGGAATTTTGGATAAAGAATTTTCTTCCAAATACTTTAATTTTTTGAGAAACACTTTTAATACTTTCTTTGTAAGAACATTTAAAAATATTACTCATCCTATATACTAATAGTCTGTAGTAATAATCTCTGTATCTGTTTATTGAAGTTCTTACGTTTTGCGGAAATTTGTCTTTAATATCATTCATATTATTCCTTTGAAAGGATATTATGAAAATTGTCTTAATTTTATTTACTTTTTATGAAGGATTCGTGAGAGTTAAAGGGTTTCCCGTAGAAACGGGAAACTTTTAAGATTATGCAAGAACAGTATTACTGAAATCTACAGCCCAGTTGCGAGCATAGAACTCTGGATTCAACGGATTGGTGTCTAGACCATATCTTGTTCTTAAGATAAGTGCTGGTTGACCGCTTTCTGGATCAATTACTTTTTGGAATGATAGTGGGATATAAGGACTGAAGAATCCAATACCATCTCTTCTATCTTGACCTTTATAAAGCATAGTTACATAATCGCTTGTAGCGAATTGATCTACTACTACTTTATATCTATTATTGAAAGTACCAACAACACCATTAAAGTATTGGTTATTCATATTAGCTGCACTATCAGCAAATTTGAAAGTACCAACTTGCTCTAGCATTGTAGCAACTTTTGGTGAACATACAATTATATTAGCATTGCCACGTTTAGTATCAATACCAATATTTGCAGCTTCTAGATCAATTTTTGTAGCTTGAACACGGAATCTCTCGATTTCCCATCTACCATCTACGTTATGTGGAGTCATTGTATCAGGAAGTTTAGTTGCATTATCATTAACAAACTTGATAACTTCACGATCTGTCTCTGTTAAAATCTCAGCTTGCATTAGAGACATAAGCTCTTCATCTGCTAAAAGACCGTGTTGAGCTTTAAGATCTTCATACATTTCTAGTGTATAGCGAGCTTTCAATTTACGAGTTTTAACTTCTACTGATTTCTTGAATACATCAAATCCAACTTCTTTCATATCTTTACCGAGAATTTCACCAGCTTGAGTTGTATAAGTGCCAGTATAACCCGGTAGAATTGTATGGAAGATTGCTTCGTTAGAATAAACATTCTTAATAGCGCCGCCAGCACCATAAGTATCACCTTTTACGAAACCTTTTTCTCTATCATCAACACTTACAAGAACAAGCTCGTTAGCCTTATCTTTGTAAAGAACTTTACCATTTCCACCAGCTGCTGAAGTTGCAGTATCACCTACATTTAGGGCTGAAGGAGTTGTAACTTCTATAATTTGAGCTTTGTTGTTTGGATTAAGTTTTGCATTACCATCACCAACATATCTATTTACTAATGCGTAAATGAAGCCTGTTGGCATAACCATAGGCTGGACGCCTAGTAACTCATTAGCTATAAGTTTTGGAAATACACGTCTTACAAGTGGCATCATTATTGGAGTAAACTGTGCGATATCACCAGTCATAGTACCATTTGACTCTTTAATTAGAGTCTCCATTTCTTTTGCAGTATTCTCAAGAAGAACACTTGTTATTGCTTTATTCTCGTCTGAAAGCTTTTCAAATTTTTCACTTTCAAGAATATCATTATATTTTTCTGTTAATAGCATTTATTACCTTTTTTAAATTATAATTTAAATGTAAAAATAGTTTTACAATATTATTTATCTTTTTCTCAAAAATTTATCTTAAAAATCTTTGATAAGACTCTTTGATTAAAGAATTAACATCACTAGAATGTATTTCTTCAACTACTTTAGATGGTTTCTCTTTTAACTCTTCTTGAAGTTTTGATTTAACTGATTCTTTAAGAAGATTTAATTTTTCTTCAAAGTTTTCTTCACCTTTGTGAAGTTCAGCTAATTTAACAAATTTCTCGGATTCAACTACACTTAAATCTTCTTGAGCTTCTTTAATTAGTAACTCTTCTCTAAGTTCTCTAACCTGAGTTCTTAAAAGATCAATTTGAGCTTTTGCTTCAGTGAATTTTTGTTTAAAAGATGCATTTGAATTATCTTCAAAACTTTCTTTAATCTTCATAACATCAACACCACCACTTAAGATCATACTTTCAAATGATTCAATAAGTGCATCTGATTTTTCAACTGAAATTTCTTTTTCTAGATTTTCTTTAATATTATCTTCAATTTTATCGATTGAAAGTTTAATATAATCATCAATCGTTTCAAGAATTTTTTCATTAAAATCAGAAAGTTTTTGATCATACTCTTCAATAAGTTTTTCTTTTTCTTCACGAAGAGCTTCTGGCATTTTTTCTAGTAACATTTGTTCTGCTAGAATTTCTGCTTTTTCATCAATTTTCTTCTCTATAGATTCTTCTAGTGCTTTTTGAACTTCTTCTTTATTAACACTTTCAGAATTCAATAGAGTTTCTAAAAGTTCATTCATATTATTACCTTTTCTAATTTTGATTCTTTTTAGAATACATATTATTTATCTTTTTCTTTAAAATTATCCTATTTAAATCTTGTTTTATAATACGTTTCTATTTTTTTATCCATATTTGGCATTTTCAATTTAAGTTCATTTAAGAAATATATAAATGCTGGATATTTAACATTGAAATCCCCTTGTGGATCATCTTTTTCTATAATTTGAGATGATTTTCCAAATAATATTTCAAAATATCGTTCTTTTGTTTTTTCTTGCATTTCTCTTGGCATTAATTTTAATAACTTAATAACTCCTCCAAAAGATGCAAAATCTTTTCTATCACCTATTCCGAAAATAGCATCAAACATATCATCAACATCATCAATGTAATTTTTATCCGAAGTTTTATTCTTCTTCATTAGTTTTTTTCCATCTTCTGAATAAGCCTGATTACCTTTATCATCTAAAACTGGAGTAAATGCAGTTCCAATTCCGTGTAAAACACTAAATGTTTTTGTTCTTGGAACATCATCATATTTTACTGGTTTATATTTATTATAAGTACTATTATCCGAAACTACTAAAATGTTTGGATCTTCTGAAGCAGCTCCAACAAGAGCTCTTAATAGATACTTGTGATTTACACCACCTTTTATTGAATATTCTTTATTATCTATATTAACTTTTAATTTTAAATCTTCAAATGAACTACTATGAGAAAACTTAGCAAATGAAGAAGGTTTTGAATTTTTAAATTCTAATTTTTCAAAATCTACTTGTGCGAAAATAGTATGAATAACATTATCTTTTTTAAATGAATATCTAAATAATGCATTAATTTGATCTCCTAATGCGTTTATATTATTTCTATTATTACTAATATAACTGATATCAGAAGTTATCTTTTTATCTTCCAGTTCTTTTAAAAGTAACCATAAATTTTGAGCTTTTTCTTCGGGTATTATAACATCTAAGTCACCAGAAGTTTCTTTATATTTAGCTATTTCTTGTGCTGAATATTTTGGATCCATAATAAATGAAGTACTTCCATTAAATAATAATCCATTTTCTAAATCTTTTTCATCTTCCCAAAGATATTCTTTAAATTTCTTAAAATATAATTTATTAATAACTTTGAATAAATTTACAAAATCTTTTCTAAATTTTTCAATTCCTATTTCTTTAATAGGTATTTTTTGAGCTTCATAGGTAGTATCTCCCAGTTTAACTGAGAGATTACCGCCTTCTAGTAATGTTCTAAAACTCATAATAAGTCCTTAATTGATTTAGGCAACTTAATGAAGTTAATTGGTTTGTCTTTTGGTGATACTTGAACTGGTGTTGGTACTATAGTGAATTGTGGTAATGATCCTTTAGATCTACATTGAAGTTTATATGTTTTACCTTCTACTATAACGTTTGTTTTAAGATCTATATCTCCATTCAAAGAAAGAACAAAAAGATCCATTTTTACTTCACCTAAACCGTGATCAAAGCATTTAAAAGTATTACCTTCTACTTTATAGAAATTTGAAGATTCCGGAAATCTACTGAAACAACCAGATACTATCTCATAAATTAAATCTTTCTTTTGTTGATCTTTTAAAGAAACGTAATATCTTACAAACTCCAAAATATAAGGTATTGATTTGAAATAATTATTAGAAGTGCAATTTTCTTGTGAAGTTTTAAACATTTTTTCAAAATTAAGATCATCTAAACGTGCTAATATTGAGTTATCGGCATTTTTCTGAATTTCTTTCAACATTTCATATACATATTTTTTATAATCATCATCAAATTTCTTAAAATTTATAGATGAAAATGATTTTAAATTGTATTTTTTAGCAATATTATTTAATGCGTAAGCTCCGTGAAGAGCATCATTTTCACCTTTTTTAAGTGAAATAGGTATAATTTCATCTAATTTATTAATATCTGCATTTATTTCTTGCCAAGATTTATAAGTTTTTAACTTATATGTATTTTTAATTAAGAAAAAATCACCAGGATTCCATTTATCTTCTGCTAATTGTGATAATTTAGCTCCTTGAGTTTTTAAAGAATTCATAATTTTATCTTTATGGTGAATAGTGTAATTACTAATATCTATATTCTTTAAAACTGCGCTTGCACTTGAAATACAAGACTTTTTCCAAGAAGGATTATCTACAAAAAATTGTCTTACATCACTAATTGGAACTGATCCTATTACCTTTGAATTCTTTGGTACTTCATAAACGTCAAAATGTTTACCAAGATATTGCGCTTCTAGTGCATAACATACACCCATTTCACAAATATCATCTTTATTACTTGCCACTTTTTCTCCTTTCTGTGAATTTTGAGAAACATTAGATTTATCAATCTTATTTATTGTAATAAACATCTCTGATCCGTCTGAAGTTACTCCTTTGAATTCTTTTTTATATCCTTGAGATTTCAAATCTGCTCCACAAGCTAACAGAACTTTAGAAGCATTAACTTCTGACATTTCATCCAAGTAATTAGAAATAGCATTTAAAAGAACACCTAGATTTTTATCTTTTAAATCAAACTTAAATAATGTTGTCTTATCAACAAGAAGTAAATTCTCAGAAGCTACGACTAAGTCGTAGAACTTCTTGAGATATTTACCATCGTGTTTGAAAAATTCACTTTTACTGAAACTCATGATTAATCTTTTATATTCTTGTATTTCTTATTTCTAAGAGCCATAATTTTGCCATATTTTTTGGTATATTTTTTCATATATCTTTTCTTTTTTCTTTTAAGTGCAATACCAGCAGCAGTTTTAAGTTGTCTTAGATTTTTCTTATGGATTACATTTTTAAATTGAGATGTTTTATGAAATTTCTTTAGTTTCTTTAATCTTCCTACTTTTATAATAAGCGATGGTCTTTCAGACATTATCATTTTAACTTCTTCTGAGATATCAGAAATATTCTCAGATTCTTTAATTATATCTTTATCGCCACGTGATACTTTATAAGATATTATATGAGAAGGATTATTTTTAGAACCTTTGAAGTCTTCAAAATCTTTTGTAACAGACATTTTAACACTTATATCAATTAAACCTTCATATCCTTTTTCGTCATCACTCATTACAAAAGGTCCTCTGAAACTTCCTTCTAAATATGGAAATTTTTCATCTAGAAATTTTGTTATTTTTTCTAAAAGATCTTTACATTTCTTTTCAGATTCTTGTGATTTTTTCTCATCGTAATTATTACCATAAATAACTTTTAATGAAAGTTTTGAAAAATCTTTGTTAGGTCTAACTTTTACTCCGAATTTTGATTCAACTTCTTTTTGAAATTTCTTTACTATTTCTTTATGAGAATCAGAATTCTTTTTCCAAAGATCTTCTTTACGTTTATTTTGTTTTTCTTTTTCTAGATTATCTCTTTTTATTTGTGTAGCACTTTTACGAGCTTCCATCATAGTTGCAAAAGATTCTTGCATAGGTTTACCATCACAAATCTCAGTACTTATGAAGTTATAGATTAAAGAAATGAATTTCTTATTTGATAAAAATTCACCATCTTCATCATCGTCCAAAGCTTCTGCAAAATCATCGAAATTTTTTGCAAAATCATCTCTGAAAGTTGCATTTTTAAAAACATTAACTAAAGAAGATTCTGTTTTAATTCTTTTAAAGAATTCATTTTGAATTTGAACTGAAGCATTGCACACAATAGCCCAGTAAATTAGAAAGTACTTTTTGTTTTCTTTAGATAAAGCTTTCTCTAAATCTTTTTCTGTGTATTGTATTTCTCTTATAAAAGAAATAACTTTTTTTTCAATTTTTTTATCTTTTATTTGCATCTTTTTCCTTTTATTTTGATTCTTGAAGTTTTAAAATTTTTCTTTCTGTTAAATCATTAACACTATCAAAATTTACTTCACGAAGTTTTAAAAATGAATTTCTAATGAAATTAATATTTGAAGTTGGATATTCTAAATCAAAAATTATAAATTCATCATCACCATTAAGTTCATCTTCTTGAAATAGTTCAAGTGATTTTAATAACTTAATTTTGATATAAGGTTTTCTATCATTAAATATGGTATATGTTCCCACTGTATTTTTATTATCTTCTTTTTTAAATTCATTATCACTATATGTAGTTTCTACTATAGGAAATTGAACATATTCTAATTTTTGTATATTTATATTATCTAAATCTTCTAAAGATACAATATAAGGTAATATTTTCTTAATAGAAGTTTCATCAATAGTAAAATCTGGTTTTATCATTTTTGAAGAAGTTTTTCCTTTTGAAATATGTTGAAATTTAGGTAATCTATCAATTAAAAGTTTATTACCATTATAAATTCCTTCAACTGGTAGATCTAAATATACAAAATATCCACCTTTACCTTCTTTATTTAGAACATCTCTGTTACCATCAGTGATAAAAACATTTATATTTTTAGAATATAACTCACCATTTAATTCAACATCTACGTTTATATTGTATGTTTCTTTTTTAGTTGGATAGAAACTACTTATATAAGGATAAGAATATTGAATTTTCATTTCAGGTGTTGTTCTAATACTTATAACTGCATTATCATCAAAGTTCTTAAATAGATTTCTAACATCAAATTTATTATAATATTTTGTTAAAAATGTAATACTTACGTTTTCTTTAAATCCAAAAATTCCGTCATAAGTAGTAGTTGCATTGTGTTCTAAGAAATTATGAAGAGTTTTATTTTCAATTGCCAAAGAATCATCATCTACATCTTTAATAGTATTTGCTTCTTTTAATTCTATTGGATAAATTTTAATAGAAGAATCTTGTCCTTTATATGTGTAAGAAACTACTTTCAAAGGATCTATTTTAATAGTATATTCAAATGATCTTTCTTGTATCATATTATCAGTAATCAGAACTTTTGAATGTTTATCATTTACTTCTATTTCTATTATATCATTAGTTTTTACATAATCTGCTAACCAAACTTTAACTGAAACATTCTCACGATCTTGTTTATAATTATAGAAAACTTCATTTAATGAATTATTACTAAAGATATTATCTTGATTTTGAGTTAATTCATTTGCGTCTTGTAAAGAAGTTGCTAATTCACCATATAATTTTTGTGGATTTTGAGAATTTGGATTTGAGGTATATTCTATTTTATAATTTTCTGCACCAACAATACCAGCAAATTCAGTTCTTTTTAAATCTATATATTTAACAAAGCCTTTTTCTAAGTCTTCATCTTTAATTATTATCTTAGTTAAAGAATATTCATTACCTTCAAAAATACCTTTTATTGTTATCTCATCATTGTATTTAACAAACCTAGGTAAAATTATAGTTAATTCAGTACTCTCTTGATTAAAAATTCCTTCATAGAATAATTTCTTATTTTTGAAATTATATAGTAAAACGTCTTTACCTTTTGACTCAGATAATCCGTCATAAGATTGATAATCTACTGAAATATTTTCAACATTGTAGTTAACTGGAAATGAATATATTTTAACTCCAGATTTTCTATCTTCTTCTGTTACTTTACTATACCATTCTTTAGATCCATTTAATTTTTGATTGAAGAATAATGAAACTTCATCATCTTTATGAGAATTACCACTTAGATATAATGTTACATTTAAAGAATTATTAACATAGAAAGATTTAATAAAACAATTAACATTTGAAAATTCTTCATTTTTCTCTATAGTTTTTGCGATATTTTCTTTTTTCAATAGTATTCTGAATTTTGGATATATTTCAACTCCGTTGTTAGTTCCAAGTATATTATCTAATGTTCTAATAAGGTTTGAATTATAATATTTTGCTTCAAATCCTTGAATTTTCTTAAAATATTCTTGAATTGCTTCAAAAATTTCTTGTCTTGTTTTAAAAGAAGGGGTTCCATAAGGATATTTTTTAATATTTACATATAGATCACAATATACATAAACAGGATTTCTAATATTAGTTTTAAGTGCTGGTAATTTATACATATCAAGAATATCACAAACACCTTTATTTTGAATAACTCCATCAATTACAGTATTACTGAAAAATTCATTTTCTCTTAGAAATCTTAAATCACTATCAGCATAATCTGCTAATTTATAATGAAATTTTTCTGAAATTACAGAAGTATCATTTGAGTTACCTTCTTTTTTCCAAATCTCTTCATTATTATCATCATATACTTCTAAAGAATATATTTCAAATTTATCTTGAGCCCTTTCTGGGGTAAATGAATAATATAAGTTACCTAATGTTACAGGAAATTCATCTTCACCCCCCCAAATTAAAGCTCTATCAACAGCATTATGTGATTGGGCGACAGCTTTATAATCGTAAGAAGTAACTACTCTAGAAGCGGCATTTAAGAATAATGGTGCATTTTCTTTAATACTTTGATCACTTTCACCATTATTGCCTACTTGTAATAGAATAGGAGCATTTATACCTGAACTTATAAATTCAATATTCTTTATATCTGAAGTTATATCTTTAATATCACCAGGATTTCCATCTTTTCCTTTTGTTCTTATAACATCAACTTTAACTGCAGTTCCTTTTGGAAAAGTTGTTCCTAATCCGTTCATTTTAAAGAAAATTCTTGCATTTGAGGTTTTTAAATCATCTTTTCTGAAAAAGTTATAATCATAATTATCATTTTTATCCATCGAAGATAAGTTTCTTTTTGTTAGAAGTTTATTATTTACAAAAATACCATCATCTGTATAAAAAGTTGCTGATACTCTTATACCATCTTCTTCAACGTCATCGTAAGGTATATCAATATAATCTTTTTCATTTAGAACATAATTAAGAACTTTATTTTCATCAGATGTTTCAACCTGTCCTTGTTTTACTACTATAGAAAAAATATCTCCGGCTTTTGTGCTTTGAAAAATATAATCATCATCACAATATAAAAATTCTATATTATTAATTTTGATTTTAGTCCATCTAGGTATTATATATGAACCCGAAAGTTTAGTTTTAAAATATATTTTATACATATATGAAACTTTCACTTTAGGTTCATAACTTAACATTCGAGCATCTTGGATAATATTTTTTCTTTTACGTGCTAATTCAAGAATATTTTCATTTATATTAACAGCAGTATTGAAGTTCAAAGAAGAAATACTATAAGAAAGTAATGTTATAAGTTGTGCTAAGTTTGATCCTTCATAAGGAGCATCATAGCCTTTCTTAGTCATTCTTTTCACTAAATCAGAATATATTTCTTCAAATGAAAAAGGAATAGTCTCTTTAATATTTGCCATTTTTTCTCTTTTTTCTATATTTATCTAATTAACACGTAAAAATTTTATGTTGAAATTAATTTTAAATTTTATCTCTTAACATCAAATAAGAAACTTAAAATTACTTCTTTCCAGTCATAACTAGTTATAACAAGATCATAACCCAAACTACTTACTTCAAATGTAGCGTCTTTAAATAATTCTCTAGCATTTGTTTCATTAATGAAATTTGGATGATATTTAGTTGTTCGATCAGTATCTGTTTCCTGATAATAATATATTTCTTTAAATTCTACTTTTGTTCTTAATTTCTTAGAGGCTTCTACAAATTCTGGGGTTATTTTCAAAACTACACTGCAAGGTAAATATTTATTGTCTTCACTTTTCATGAAAAAATATAAACGATATTCATTATCTTCATTTCTTGCGTTTTTTCCAACATCAATATCTCCTCTAAAAGTGTCAGCCTCATATTGCCATTTGTAAGTTTTACCATTAACATTGACAGTTAAAGTGTCTCTCATATTTGGATAAAATCTAGTGACGAAATTTGTTGTGTATTTAAATCCTAATTTCTTCAAAATAGCGAAATGAATTTTATCTTCAAAATCATTCTCACCGCTGAAACCATAATCTTCATCTACATAACCGCTTTCACCTATTTTAAAATCTATTGAGGCGTCTTCCGGCCATGATTCTAGATCTAATGTAGTATAATCTGGTAATTTTATATCATTTATTTTAGAGTCTACTTCTCTTTTAACATAATAATTATCTGCGTTAAATTGAGTTGTAGGTAATTCTGATTTCAATGCATAAGTGCTATTACCGTATTGTTTTGTTACAAAAGTATCTGATAAAGTTCTTTCACCCAAAATAGGTAAATAGTATTCTAATTTTTGTTCTAGATTATTTGTTGTTATAAGAATATTACCTACACTTCTTGAATATCTTTCTATATCTCCGAATAAATCATTCTTTTTAAGATATGAAGTTTCTAATTCTTCTTTGCCTAGAAAATATCCATTTACCCATTCTTTATAATCATTAAATGTTGAATTTCTTACAAAATCAGAAGTATTTGGAATTTCTTTATTTTCTAAAACTTGAACTTTGGTTTTTAAAGAACTTATATTTTCTTCATTTTGTGATTTATATTCATTAAATAATTCTGAACTTACCAAATTCGAAGTATTTACTTCAGAATTTGGCCTATTTTTCAATGTTTGAAGATCTTCTTTAACTTCGTTAAACTCTGAATTCTTAAACGTATTAAATTCTTCTTTTTTAAGAAGATCAGAAGTATCAAACTTACCATCATCGGTTACTTTTGCTGGTATAATAAACTTAAATTGAGACATTTTTATTCCTTTCTTAATTAATTGGTACTAAATTTTTTGGTGCAGAGTTAAATGTTGGATCAACATATTGCAAAACTTTTAAAAGTGTTGTTTTTTGACCTTGTTGATTTGTAGCATCTTTTAATAAAGAAACATAAATTATCGGTTTTTTACATTCAGTATCAAAACAAATAAAAGTTTTATTTTTGTCGTCTTTACCTAAGAATATCTGACGTCGCTCTGATTGATTCATAGAATTAAAAAGAAAATATTTACCATTATATAATTCTCCACAAATAATACCTTTGTAATTTGTTAATCTAAAACGTTGATAAAAATCACGTTCCTCATCTGTTAATACATCATAATTAGGTAAATTATCATTCGAAGGTTCATAACCACCGTCTGGACTCATATTTTCTCCAACAAAATCAAACCACTTTAGAAGTATAATATCAGCTCCATCTACAGAAAATTTAATTTCTGCAAATGGTGCACCATCAAATGTGAATGTTAGGTAATATTTTTCTTCTTGGTTTGGTATTTTTTGCTGTGATACAGCTGTTTGATTACCATCATATAGACATCTTAATCCATAATTTGCATTGTATTTACCAATTACTTCTAATTGACCAAATTGTCTATACATTTCATACATAACGCCACGTTGATATTTTGTAAATTTTAATAATGGATTATCACTTTCTTGTGTCTTTTTAAAAATTGATAAATCATTTCTAAATCCTAGAAAATAATATTTCAGATTCTGAAAATACATAATAACTAAAATATTCTGTATCATTTAGTTTATCTAATACAGGCAATGTAAAAGTAGATTTTAAATTAGAATCATATCCATTAATTTTCTTTGCGTTTATTACCTTAATTACACCAGATTGACCAATCTGTGGACCACTTAAAACTAATTTATTTGGAGTATCTGTGAAAGTAATTACAAAATTGTTAAATTGTTTAAAGTTATATGTAATAGCTAAAGACACTTCATTTGTTTTTTCAGTAAAAGTGTATGCTGGTGATGTATATTTTTGATTTTTTAATACAAAATTATCAACACTTCCGGCGGCTATTGTATTAATTTTTTGATCAAAAAATACTGGAAAATTCTCACCAAAATATTTAGTAGTTATATAATCTTCATCTGGATTGCCTACTTCTGAATTATCTTTTTGTAATGTTCCTTTAATTTTAACATTTGTGTTAAGTTGCAAATCTGTTGCAGTATAATTATTTTTAACATATTCAGATAAATTTGGAATTTTTGCATCTATTTGATCCTTAGTATAAACAGATTCTTTTGTTAATAAACCTGCAATCTTTTTATTAATTTCTTTAACATTTTGTGTTATTAATTCAGAAGAAACATCTATTGCATTTTGATGGGCGAAATTTGCTTTTGAATCTACTTCTGATTTATTGTAATATTGTGAAACATTAAATGTTGGAATAGAAGTGATTTTTGAATCTATATCAGATTTATTATAATATTGAGATGCATCAAATGTTCCGGAAGCAGCAATTTTTGAGTCTGTTTCTGATTTTGAGTAAACTTCAGTTTTTGGATAATATTGACTTGCGTCAAAATTTCCGGCTGATGCTACTTTAGTGTCTATTTCATTCTTTGAATATGTTTCATTTTTCTTATAATAATTAGTTAAATCTACAGTTCCTGTAGTACTACTAGGATCGGCGCCTAATCCTACTCCCGAAACACTCTCCCAAGAATTTGTTATTTTATTAAATATTTTTAAAATGTTGGTAGCCATTGAATACCTTTATGTTTATTTTATCTATTTATCTTTTTAGATAAACATATTCAAAACTACGTTTTATTTTTGTTACATTTTAAAAATCCTTTAAATTGAACTAAGTCGCCCACAGAATACGTTAGTGTGTATTAATATTTTTTCAATGTATATTGTATTTATCTTTTCTTAACGTTTTAAGAGAATTGCCCTTATATTACAATAACCTGAAATTCATATATTATAACATTTGTCGAAAAATGTATAGAAAATCGGATTTCTTTGAGTTTACTCAAATGTTCTCAATAATTTTCTAAGAAGTATTATGAAAACTCGTTGAACTTTGAGTTTTCTTAAGATCTTCTTTTAAAAGAAAATTCTAAGAAATGTTTTTTGAGAAGTCATTTTGAAACTCGTAGCCTACGAAAATTCAAAAGAACTGAAATTGAAGTTCTTCTTATATATAAGAAAGCACTTTCACT